CAGCATGATCTCCAATAGCCACGTTATACATATCAGTAGCAGTAGATGGATTTTGTACACCCAAAGAGTTGTTGCCAATTGCGATTGACCTACTTCCTACTGTGTTGCCTTCCAAAGCAGACAAACCTATCGCCACGTTTTTGCTACCAGATGTGGTAGCGAATCCCGCAAGACCGCCTAGAAAATTATTACGAATACCCGTAGTAACATTAGCACCCGCACTATAGCCTACCGCCACGTTGTAAGCATTCGTAGCCGTCGTGAAGTTTTGATCGAACAGGGCATCTCGCCCAATGGCTACTGATCTTGAACCGAGAGTGTCGCTAGTAAGAGCGCCGTATCCCAATGCAATATTGTCATCTGCGTCAGTCAAAGCATCTCCAGCAAACGCACCAATTAAGGTGTTAAGTTTTCCCGTGGTGACTGACTGTCCTGCGCTTTTGCCTACCGCAACATTGTAGACGTCTGTATTTGTAGTGAAGTTCAAACGAATAATCAGATGCAGGCGTAGGCGCCAAGATAAACGTGTTGTCATCAAAAAGAGCGTAATACTTTGTTTCGCCAGTTGTTGATGCGTTTGGCGTGTAATCTCTGATGAAAGAAACATGTTTCAGCAAAGGATATGTATAAACGCTGTTGATAATAAGCGCCAAACTATAAGAGGCTAAGAAGTCTGTAGGAGTTGATAGGTATTGAAAACCAGTTGTTGCATTGCCTGTTACGTTTTTGCGAAACACAGGAAGAGAAACGTTTTTTAGTATGCGCTCTTCAGCTTCTTTGATAAACGTATCAAGCTCTGCAACAAACGTAGACTCTGATGTTTCGCAATAGTCTTGAACCGCAGATTTCAGTGTAGCTAATGTAAAGCTCATGTTATCACCACCGTTACCGTGCCAACGGACCCTGTTGCTCCATCTATACTAAACTCAGAACCTATCGGATCACCTGTAGTAGACATGACTTTATTGTCATCAATTGTTCTCACTACGCCTGCTCCAGCAACAACATCTGGTGAAAGATTAGGCCTGGGGAAGCGCAGCGCCTCTGGATCAGTAACATTATGGATAGGTTCTAGCTGCGGGTGTTTCGGTTCGTAGCATTCAGGGCAAACACGAAAGCCAGTCCACTCTTTTTTTAGAGATAGATACTTGTATTGAAAGCCACATCTATCACATATGGCAATCGCATACTTGCCAGAAGCAAAAGCCATTACGCTATCCGAGATCTCATGTTAGGAGCGACCATCAAAGAAGCTCTGCTTTGATCTTGGTCAGCGGCCCTAGCAAACTCCTCTTCGTAAAAACCTTTTAGCATTTGAACTCGGTCAGGCGCCTTCTTCAGCGCGACGTAGTAAGCCAACCCGGCAGCCAAGCAAGGATAGAACCTGAAAGGCACATCCACAGTGTTTACGCTTGCATCAGCGTCCTCGATGCGAACAAGGCGATTGATGATCAATTGATCCGTTGCATTTTCTGAGGCTGGCCAAAAGAAAAGGCGAGGCGTTATCTGCTTATCAAGAAAGAACTGAGTTGGTCTTGCTTGGGTAGACTTGTTTGGAATGTTGTAATATTCAGATCGACCTATCTGCTCCATAGTGATATCTGTGGTTGTTGAGCCTTCAGTTCTTCTGATGACCACATCCAAAACATCAATGGTGCTTGCAGACAAATCAATGAACTCTGCGCCTAACGTCAACGTAGTTGCGCTATTGGTCACAGTCCACTGATTCAAACCTCTGTTTGCCCAGTCAGCAAACAAGAGGTTCAAAGATCTTCTTGCAGTTACGCCATCGTAGCCAGTGCGGAACTCAAGGCCACATCTTTCAAATGCTTCCTCGATATATTCCGCAACATCTGGCTCAAAGTCTCTGCTTCCAGAAGTGGCCATTAATAACTCTTTATAACCTCAAGGATTACGGTGTATGTATCGCCACTGCTTGCACCAATCGTGGTGAACTGAATGTCTCCAGTTTTACCTGATCCTGCGTTGTTAGGTATCCCAGAGAACGGCGTGTAATCATGCATACCGTTTGAGTCTGGAGACAAGGCAATGATCAAAGTGTCTGTGGTTGCGTCATTCAAAAGCTGAACGCCCATGCCAACACACTGCCACCAGATCTTTGATATCGCCACCTCTGTGCAGGAGTCACCTTTGCTGTTTGCCTGAAGAGCACTGACATCAATCTTAGTTACTGCGCTTTCGCCAGTACCATCACTGATGTTCGTAAACTTTAGAACAGCTTTACGATTGTCATCCTGAATTGTTTGTGATGTGACTGTATCAGCCATCTCGCTCTCCTCTTACTGGTCAGCAAACTGAGGAGCAGTAGTGCTCGTTACATTTCCAAAGATCTGATAGTTGGTTGTATCTATGCCGATAATGGTTATTTCAAACCCAGCAGGAACGTTCAGCTGTATGCTGCTGTTGGAGTTTCCATCAGAGAATACTGAGCTAACCTCGTTACCGTCCGTATCTAAGAAAGTAACACCACCAATATAAAAATTAGTGTTGCCGGGAGTAACAATAAGCGCGTCCGTAGCATCAGCAGCGCCACCAGCGTATACAAACTTGAAAATAGATCCAGCAACAGGAGCAGGAAGCGTATAAGTATTATCTTGGCCACCGTCTGGAACAAGAAGAATCCTTCCACTGTGAGTTGCGTTGGTTAGGGTTACGTTGCCGTCTGAGAGGCTAACTGGAGCGCCACCGTAAGTTGTGATCTCGGTAATCGCACCGCTAGTTGCGTCTTTGCTGATGGACTTAAATCCATTCTCTGATCGGACTGGACCCGAAAAAGTCGTATTAGCCATTGTTATCTCCTGTCGTGGCTAGTGTCAGGCACGGTATGCGCCTGTCAGGGATAGATTGTTTATACAGCACAAAAAGAAAAGGGGCAACAAGTGCCCCTTTCTTGCTGTTCCATGTGGAACAGTTATGCGCCTTGTGATGCGAACACTGCGCGTGGATTACTAAAGCCGAAGCTATATCGCTCGCGGGCTTTGTAGCGCACGTTACCAGTGTTGAAATCACCTTCCATAGAAGTCGCAATCGGGCTGCGCTCAAAGTGCTTGAAGCCATCTGGAACGTCAGTCAATACGAAGAACGCATCGGTGTCAGTCAAGAAGTGGTTGACTGCATAGCCTTGAGGCAGCAGACCCATGTTCCTGATTGCGTTGATGTCGTTGTCCGCAGTCTCGACGCGCCCTGGTGTTTCTAGCAGACGATCAGCTACGAATTGCAGTTGAGGCGGAACAATCAGCTTGGTTCCTTGCAGAGCCAAGATCATGTTTCGATCATCCACAAAAGTAGAAATGCTGATCAGCGCATTTTCCAGCGACGTTTCGTTCAGATCTGAGAACGAAGAAGGACGATTTGAGAAGGTGCCACCACCAGCCAGTGGGTGATCGGTAGCCACAAGTGACTTGCCATCACCGCCAGTGAAAGAGCTAGAGAACGCATTGTTCAATACGTTTGCAGCTTTCACCTGCTTGGTGTGTGCCATGCTTCGTGCAAGAGCCTTCGTATAACGCGCACCAAGGCGGTCATACAAATTATCTTCTACACTTTCCTCGGTTAGCGCGAACGCCAAAGCAACCGTCTCGTGCGTGTAACGCGCAGTAAAGCCTTCAGAAGCTTGGTCGTATGCAACGCCTTGCCCTTCAGATTTATCACGAGCGTTACCAAAGCCTACGATCAGCACCTCTTCTTCAAACGCTCGGTCTGAAGCTTCGGTTTCAAAGATCTCGGCGTGCTCGTTTTCATAACGAGCGTACTCCATGCCAAATAAAGCGTTGAGGCCAGGCTCTAGCTCTTTGGCTAATTGTGCTCTTGAAATAGCCATTAGTTAGCCTCCTATGCTAAGCCGGCGCCTTTCTGGCCGTAGATTGAGTTCTGAATCACAACGAGAACGTTGGTATTCGCCGTGGCGACATCTGAGTTTTCTGGATCAGCAGAAATATCAATCGCCTTAATTGGCAAGCCAGCTGTGGTTGCACCCGTGGTTACGTCTAGCTCAGCGCCAGAGATACCTGTAACGGTGCTGCCAGAACTGGTGTACACGATATCGAAGTTACCGAACAAGTCAGTAATTGGGAACGTATCGTCAGCCTGGATTTCATACACAACATTCGGATCATCGATAACAAAAGCAATGATGTCCGAAGCATTAGTGCTTGCAGGGTAGAAGTTGCTGAACTTCTGCTCACCCGTTGTTGGGTCAGTAAAAGAGCAACCGTTGAACACACCAACGATAGGCACAGTGCCTCCGTCAGCGTGAACCTCTACCGTACCACCAGTAACCTGGGCAACCATATCTCCTTGGAAGATAGCGGTTCCATAGTTAGCGGCGATTCGATATCGGCTTTGTCCGCCCGTGTAGGGTCCACCCCCTATCATACGAACTGGACGCATTCCAAAAGCGGCATCTTGATTAGCCATTTTTGAATCTCCTAGTTAAACACAATCAAAATGAGGCTACGTTGATTTGTTGCCTCGCCCAAAAGATACCTGCGTCTTTCTCTCTTTCGAGATTGGCATCGCAGGGTGTTCTTCGCGCATCAGATCGTTATCCACAGCATTCATTTGTTGATCGGTCTGTTTTGCGTAGTAAGCATTTCGCTCTTCCACTGTCTCCTTAGGTATTTTAGCAAGCATCAATCCGCCGACACCGACTGTGCCTGCATGATTACCTTCATCGATAACCGGCAGGTCATAGCCTGAAACTTCGCTTGGATGTACAGGTTCGTACCCCTCACGCAGCCTCATGTGTACATTCGTTTTGTCTGACTCGCCCCGCACATGCGTTCTAATCCAACGATAGTGCATACCTTCAGGAGGCTCTGGAGTTTCCAATACTTGAGGTGGAGTCCATGGTTTTCTTGCAGCCTTGGTAGACCGTGAAGAAGCGCCCCTTGGCGTTCTGTTAGAACCAGGTGTTGTCGTTTCTTCGCTCATGAGCTCTGTAACCTCATCTTCTGTTTTGCGTATTCTTTGAACGGCACTCCAAGTTTCCTAGCTAGTTGCTGCTCCGTTGGCGTTAGTTCAACTGATCTACGAGAGTTTTGATTGCGTCCACTTCCAGTCGTGCGCGATCCAGAGACAACGGTTTGGACGTTTTGTTGGTTGTCTCTCGCGTTAGTTTGCTCACTAAATTTATGCGGCAGTTCTTGCCTCATACGAGCATCAATTTGAGCGTAGTATTCATCAGATTCTAAGTCAATACCGCTCTGTATCAGATCATTATGTATGGCAAAAGCCACATTAGTCATAATCGAATCTCTGCCAAACCACTCGTTGTTGTTGGCCCACTCTTGAGCTTTTGGAGATGGTTCTTGATATTCAGCCTCGCTTTGTCCGCCACCATAAGATGGATGAGCTAGTCTTTGGTCTCTTTGAAGTTCGCTAAAGCTTTCATCAACATCTTGGTCAGACTCTTGTTGTTCAAGCCAAGCGGCGTAATCAATCTTGTACTGCTCAAGGTCGCGCTGATACTGGGCTAGTGCATTACGATCAGCTTCTGCCTTTGCAAGAAGTTGCTGAGCTTCCGCCATAGCTTCTGGGTCGCCAGACTCATACGCTGTCTTCAGATGCCTCTTTGCAGCTTCAGCTTGAGTTTCTACGCGAGTAGCAAACTCATCACTGTACGTTTCCTGCATCTTGAGGCTTTGCTCTGCAGTAGACGTTTGCGTTTGTTGTAGTTGCGAAGCTAGTTCTTCGTTCTTGGCTTGCAGTTCTTTTGCATACTGAAGCGCCTGTAACTCTCTGCGCTGATAGTCTTTTGCTTGCTTTACTGCTTGATTGATACGGTTCTGAGCAGTTC